ACAATATGATTTATGTAAAGACAGTTAATGGCGAGGCAAGTGTCTTTCCTTACGACCTGCGCCAGTTACGCGCCGACAACCCGAACACATCTTTCCCGAAAGAGATAAGCGCGGAAATGCTCGAGAGTTATGGTGTTTTTGCAGTGATAGAAAACAAACCTGAGTGCGACCCGTATGTTCAGACGCTGTCTGCTGGCACACCTGTCTTGCGCGATGGCGAGTGGGAAGTTGATTACACTGCCGCCAATATACCTGAAGCGGAAGCCGAAGAAGTCATCAGGAACGCACGCCACGAGATGCTTTATGCAACGGATTGGATGGCACTGTCGGATGTCACTATGTCAGACGAGATGAAATCTTATCGCCAAGCCCTTCGGGATATAACAGAGCAAGAGGGTTTTCCATTCGACGTTGTGTGGCCGACGAAGCCATAGTATAGTAATTTAACAGTCATCAAAAGTGTAAGAGGCCAAGATGTCAGCAGGAATTTACAACATTATTGCGGAGCAGGGCGAGACATTTACTCTGTCGATGACCTACACAGACCCGTCGGATAATCCCATTGATTTAACTGGATATACTGCCAGCCTGTCGGTCAAGGAGAAGGCGCACAAAAGGTCTTACCTTGTTCACGCGACCACGAGCAATGGCATGATTACACTTGGCGACGACGCTGGTACAATCGAAATTCAGATACCAGCGACGACTATGGATGCGTTGCCAACAGTGACTGGCATTTACTCGCTAGACCTCGAGAGTGGCAACACCGTATCACGCCTCATCAAGGGTAAGTTCACCGTTAGTGCGGGGGCGTAATATGTCAAACAAGGTCATAATCAACCCGCCAGTCACTAATCAAGTAAACCTGTCATCCACACCCTCTATTTCCATCGTAGCCGTGGCCCAGCAAGGGCCGCGCGGCGTTCAGGGGCAGACTGGCCCAGCAGGGCCGACAGGTGCTGACAGCACTGTTCAAGGGCCGCAGGGCGACACAGGCCCACAGGGAGCGCAGGGGCCACAAGGTTTGCAGGGTGATGTCGGCCCACAAGGGCCACAAGGTGACGCTGGCCCACAAGGGCCGCAAGGCCCACAAGGTATGCAGGGCGAAGTTGGCCCACAAGGGCCGACCGGACAAACTGGCCCGACTGGATTGCAGGGTCAGCAGGGCAATGGTGGGCCACAAGGCCCAGCAGGACAGAACGGTCAAACTGGCGCAACTGGCCCACAAGGGCCGACTGGCGCAACAGGCGCGACTGGCGCAACTGGGGCTGGCATTCCCGATGGGTACTCTGTTGCCGTTGTCGCAACTCTCCCTGCGTCGCCAGATGCCAACACAATTTATTTCGTGACAGGATAACGCAATGAACATTTACGCAGACAGAGAGACGATTATTGTTTTTGAGCATGACGAGAAATACTTTGTACACGTCGTGGTCTACACCGATGATGGTATGGGCCTGACAGAATACCATCAGAAAAACCTGATGGTGACTGAGGACTTCTCTAAGTCGTGGGCCGATGTTCAGGCGATGGCTATGTCTAAGGTGGACGAGTACGAACAATCTTTGATGGAGGGTTAAATGGCCATCTATTGGGTAGACCCATACATCAATTCGCCAAGCGGCGGTATTCACGGAACTGTAAACGGAACGACTAGAGACGGTTCTTATGCCTACCCTCTGTCCTTCGATGACATTGCACAAACATCAAGATTGCAGTTCAATATCAACGGCAATATGCCCACCGCGCTGACAGATAATGATGAAATCCGTCTGAAGGGTATGGCTCTGTCGGACTTTTTATTTAACACCGGCACAACAGATAATAAAATTACCAGCGAAGGAACAGGCACTGGGAGTTGGAGTAACATCGACTCGCTGAGAATGTTACATAATGCCAGCGCAGACCAAACTGCTGTTGCGAGTTACCGCTCGGCACTGTCAGCACTGAACAAGGGGCGCATCGGGTGGATGGTTCACTATGACAGCGCGATGAATAATGACGCTGGTAGACAATTTCGGTTCAGTCAATATGACTTGACCAACTCAGCGTCTGACGGGTCTAATACGCACATTGGCGGCACATACGCGCCGCTTCATATGTATCTGTTGGCTAACAAAGGCGGCTCTTGGCAGTCGTCATTTATCGACACAGACTACATTCTGTATGATGTCGCCCGTCACACTGGCACAATTTATGCTCTCCAGTTCGCCAGCAATTCTCTTAACAATGTCACATTTACGGATGGTTGGACAAGCGAGACGGTAAGGGATGGTCTCACGATACTTTGCGTCGATTCAAATGGGAGTGGCAACAACAACCTATTTGATAGCGGCGGTTATTATAATGACAACAGCACAGAAATCAGGTTTCATTATGATTTAGCGAATACATATTTCTTGTTTTTTGACAGGGATGCTTACCGTACAACCCGTAAAACTTATATAACAGTTGGCATCACGCCGGAAAACTTGACGCACAAATTGGGTGGGTACTCGACCAGTAGCAGTAGTTACTATGACTATATCAGGGGGCAGGGTGGTTCAACCGTATCAGAGGATAGGGTTTTCGAGATTGGATTAATTCAGGCCACCCGCGCAAGATTTGACGGTTTCGGAATAACTTGGAAGCTGAAAAACGTCGAGAGCGAATGGGGTTTGAAAATTGAGCAAAATCGTCCTCAAACATTAATAGTCGGGTCGATTATGTCGCGCCAATCGGCGGGTTCAAGCAGCTTTATTTACTGGCGGTATGCGGCGTCAAATATGAAAACGGTATTCTTGGATAATGCGGCTCTTTATAATTATCAGAGCGCACCCTACGTTGTCAGCAAAAACAGCGTTGAATACAATGTAAACGCTCCACCTATAAACGGCGACAGCCCAAGCTGGCCGTACACGGGGTCTCTTTTGTTTGGTGGCATTGTAAGCCCTAATCTGGGTGGCGCGGCAATTCCGAACAGATATTTGTACGCCAATAGCGACAACTCTGATGTTGTTGGTTACACGGCGACACCAGCGAACTTTATGGACGCAACAGCGTTTCTAACATCTGGTGACACCAACGTGGCTGGCAACGTCAATTTTTCGGACAGCAACGCGGTTGCAACATTTCCACTGTTGGAGATGGGTGGTCAAAATTACAAACAAACCGACTTAAACGTGACTGTCGCCCCAAAGCTCTCAAAGCCAAGTGATACTTTTGGCCAGCCAGTTATCGTGTTCGCACGAAACGACTATGACGGAAGGCCGATTGGGTTCATGTTGGAATACAACACCAGCAACCCGAGCAAGGGTGTACCTTTTTACAATGACGCAGACAAGAACGATGCTCTGTGTATTCAGAGTGTACCGATAACAGCAACGAGCATCAGGTACTATAACTTCTCGTTCATCGAAGGATTGCCAGCCGGAGCAACATCAAACAGCTACACCGTTGTCATAGAAATTGAAGGCACTGACGACACTGCGTTAAGTGGTAAGGCAGTTCGCATGAGTTACGTCAAGACGGACGGAACGGCTGATGTGACTGAATATACTGTGAGCCACGGCACAAAGACTGACACCGACGACGGAACAAGGCTTTCAACAACCACAATAAATCTGACCGACGTTGACCCTAGCTTTACCTCGTTTGCCTTCACATTCAGGCATGACGCACGAAGTTCGGACACCTACGCCAAAAAGGTATGGATTAAGAACGTGAGCATCACCGAGGTATAATATGTCATCACCAACTCTGACACCGCTTGGGTTTGACGCGACAGGAACTACTCTGTCGCCTGTCGGTTTTTCTGGCAGTGTAGTCTTGCCGACAGTCACCTCGACCACAAATTCATTCTTGGCGGGTGTCGAGTTGCAGGACATATACATTGGCTCAACAAGTGTTCAGGTATATGTCGGCGCAACAAAAATCTGGGACAAGTCATAAAATTTTGTTATAGTAACTCAAGTACAAACGGAGAGTAAAATGGAAGAAATCATCCAATACGTCACAGCAATCATCTCAGCCGCATCAATCATCGCGGCAGTGACCCCGAGCAAGAAAGATAACGCCATTATCGCCAAAATCCGTATGGTGATTGAACTGCTGGCGTTGAACATTCTCAATGCCAAAGGTAAGTAAAATGACCGAAGAAGCCAAAGCAACCGTTGACCTAGCGTCCGGTGGCATTACTATTGGGGCGTTCTTTGACGCCATCCCAGAAATTACCGCTTTAATCGCTTTGGTCTGGTGGCTTCTTCGCATTTACGAAAGCCCTACTGTTCAGAAGTTATTGGGCAAGACTGAGGACTAGGCTTTGGCTTGGCCCGTCGTTACCGACGCAGTTACAATCGGCAAAGCTGGCGAGTTACTCGCAATGTGCGTTGTCGAGCAATTAGGATACCCCACATCACATAACCCCAGCAAAGGGTTCGATGCCTGTCTGTTTAAGGCCGATGGCACACCTGTTCGGCTGGAGGTCAAGACATCTCGTGCGAGTGCCGAGGGCGCGGGGCTTCGATGGAAGTTCCAGACATCGACCGGCAGCAAAACAAAAACAGCCGTGAGTTCCAAGAACTGCGACATCGTTTGTCTCGTCGCGCTAGATATTCGGCGTTGCTACTTTCTGGCGGCGCAGGATATAATCAACAAACAGACCACGGTCTATCTGGAAAAGTTTATCGATGGTGAGGCCGAAAGTTTAGAGCAAGCAATAAAGGCGGCGGGAGTATGAGTGTAGAACCGAATTGGGAGGACTTCCCCAATTTCAGCAGAGCAGAAATGGCGTGCAAGCATTGTGGCCGATGCGAGATGGACGAGGACACGATGTGGAAGTTGCAGGAACTACGAGATAGTTTTGGCAAGCCGATGAGAGTAACATCCGGCTACCGATGCCCAGAGCATCCAGTGGAGGTTGTTAAGTCTAAGGGCGGCGCACATACCCTTGGCCGTGCAGTTGACATCGCTGTGCAAGGCTCAGACGCCTATGCGCTGGCAATGTTGGCAATGCGCCAAGGTTGGCAGGGCGTCGGCGTCAACCAAAAAGGCGACGGACGTTTTTTGCATCTTGACGATTTGACCAGCAGAGAAGGCTGGCCGCGTCCGACTGTTTGGAGTTACTAATGTTTGATACCGAGCCGAGAACAATAGTCGGTGACGACGCAAGACTTTACTGGCTCGGCGTTATCTACGATGAACTGGCTGGCGAGATTAGTGCGGCGACAGCGACGCAAGAATTGTCTCAGGCGCGGTTTCAATATGTTCTCCGCAAGATGAACCAGATTATCCGCACGGCGAGCAAGTCGGACGGGTCTGAGATACCACAGGATATAATGTAATGTTTGATTGGCTATCACCCATCACCAAGATTGCTGGGACATATCTGGAAGGGCGGCAGAAGAAGGCGGAGGCGAAAATCGGTCTGGAGGTCGCCAAGATTGAGGCGAAGGCCGAAGCCGCCCGAGCCGGTGAAGCGTGGGACGAGAAGGCACTTGGCGGTGCTGTAGACAGCTTCAAGGATGAGGCTTGGACAATTTGCTTCATCGGCATCATTCTCGCCAGCTTTGTCCCTGCCGCACAGCCCTACATGAAATCTGGCTTTGAGTTCCTCAAGACTGCGCCGGACTTTATTCAGTGGGGCATCCTTGCCTCGATTGGCGCGAGCTTCGGCATCAAGTCCATCGGGCAGTTCAGAAAATAATTTTATAAAAGTGCGTTTTTCTGTTGACGCGATTTGTGACATACCCTATAAAGAGGGTGTAACAAATTGAAACAGGAGTTAGTTCGATGACTATCAAGATTGTAAAAATTGGAAATGACCACTTTAATCACAGAGACGGTAGTAGGTCGCCCGTCGAGAAGTATGAGCTTAATTGGGATGGCAAAACTTACTACGTTCACACTGGGTGTAAAGAGGCCGAGTTTGATTGGGAGATTAGCACCTATGTTTGGTCTTCGAATGGCCGTTATTGCGAGCCATCAAAAAACACCCACAAGCAAGTCGCTCATCACTTTTGGAACTTCAAGGCGTGTGGCTTGATTGAGGAGCGTATATAATGCTCGGCTGGGTGAAAGACTTTGCGGCGGTGGCGAGTATTCTTGCCACCGTCTACGGAATTTTGATGGCTGGTTGGGTCATCGAGCAACTGGTCAAATAGAGGAGATTACAGAATGACTATTAACAAACGAGTTAGAGACGCGCTTCTTGACAACTATGAAGCCTATCGAAACGGCGACAACGAATATGCCATATATTTGCACGGCGGAAGGGGTCGCTATAACAACCTCAACAAAGCCGATGTCAAGAAATATCAAAAAATTGGCGAGGCACTTGGTGGCGATTATAAATTGCTCGACCAAGGTTGTTACTACTACGTCACCGCCGGTGACCTTGCGGCAGTTGGTATAGACGACCCAGAGCTTCTTGACTACATCGACAATCGCGAGGCCATCAAGAGAGACCAAGAACTCATTGCCGAACGAGAGGCCAAAGAAGCGGCCAAGGACGCAAGACTGCTGGGCCAATATGAGGAGGTCTTGTCTGTCTATATTGATGACCCAGCCAAGCTATACCAAGTCGCAAAGCATTTGGTCGATACAGCAAAAGAGGCCGCGTAAAGAGTAGGGGCGAGAAATCGCCCCTATTTTTTTTCAGATTAATTGCATTTTATTGTTGACGCGATTTGTGACATACCCTATAAAGAGAGTGTAACAAATTGAAACAGGAGATTAAATATGTTTGTAGTAGTTTTTGATTATATGGATTGCACTAGTTTGGATAGCCAAGAAGTTGCTTGGTCTTACACTCAGATTTTTGCCAAAAAATCAGACCTTAATAGCTTTGTAAGTTTTCATAAAGGACGTTCAGAAGACGACCGAGGCGTGTATGGCTTGTATAGCTGGGCAAAGGTTGATGAGGTTCATTTAGACGCTGGTTACTGTGTTTTCTATGCGCCGAGTGCGCCTAACCATAAAGTGTGGCTTAAAGACTTAACGCGGGACACTCTCGATGAGGCGGCAGAATATGTTAGGGAAAAGACCCGCAAGCACAAAGAGCACATGAAGCGTGAATTTGGAGTGACTGTATAATGTGGTCGCTGGTAAAGGATATCATCGGTGCGGTGGCGTTTATCGCCATCGCATACGGGATTTTAATGGCTGGGTGGGTTCTCGACCCACTGGTCAAATAGGGGAGGGCGAAGGTGGCCAATCCAATCAAGAGGGCGACGAAGAAGCTACCAGAATACTTTGGTCGGCTATTCGAGCAGAAGGCAGACGCACAAGATTGGCTTGAGCGTATGCACAAAAAGATGGGCGGCGACTATAGTGTCACCGTCGAGTTTGTCAGCGTCGAGGGCTTTGATGTCCATCACGCATATCTATGGAGAGAGTAATGAACACATCATACAAAACATACCGCATTGAACCGCAAGGCAACTGGCTTCGCTATCTCATCGAGGCCGAGACTGCCGATGGCAAAGCCCAAGGTGTCGCAGACTTTAAGTCTGAATATATGATGCACGACGCACGGGTTGAACACGAGACAGGGACGACAGCAGTCATGCGTCGGTTCTACCGTCTATGATTTTATGGCGGCATCTTGACGACCAGAAGGAGTTCTGGGTCTATCACGCAACGCGGGCTGACGCCGAGCGTGAGTTGGAACGACTGTCGATTGTGAACTGTGGCACAGTTCATAGTCGGCGGTTCTACACCCATCATCGCCAGTTGGAGCGGGTCGATATAGTTTTGCCCAGCAGTAAAATACGTCTGGCAAAGATGATGAACAAAATTGAGCGCAAGGAGGATGTGCAATGGGTGATGTGATTGACTTTACCGGCGATGGCGTCCAGCAAGACGTTGACGCAGACGCGACACTGCTGTCGCTGATTGGACACTTACAGGCTTTCGTTCTAGTCGGGTATGACCACGATGGCAACGAACTGACCGCCGTGACGTTTGGGCATCTGCCAGAGGCACTGTGGATTTTGGAGCGCGGCAAGAAAGCAATTATTGAGCGTGGCGACTAAGGTTGTCACGTTGTGAAAATTCGGATATAAGGAGAGAGATATGATTGAGCATCACGATGAAAACGGAGAGTTAGTTGCGATGAGTAGCGACACACCAGTTCAACCAGCCGAAACGCCGAGAGCAGACTTGGCATACATCCGGCCCTGCCCGATGCGTCGGTTTCCGTCGGAGCTTTGCGTTAAACACGGCGACGATTATTTTGTCGTGGCACTGAACCGCGACCAGCTTATGAATATGCTGGAGGCTGGGACAAGGCAACTGCGCGAATTTGACAAGCGGCCTATCGAAGACACGGAGATTGGTTGATGACTGACAAGTGGACTGGTATGCCTGACCGTGAGGCTTTCGCGGATATTTTCAACGATGTCAAAGAAACGCTGGCCTATGCACATCGTATGCGTGGCGAGACTACTGACGAAGATTTGGTCGAGAAGCTAATCTGGCGGCTCGAAGATATTATGGGGTATTAGAAATGACTTTAAGTGAATACATGAGCGCACATCAAATGACAGACCAGAAAATGTCGGACGCTGTTGGGGTCAGTCGGTCAGCCATCACGCAATACCGGCTGGGGTCGCGTATGCCGCGCCCAGAGATTATGTTGCGACTGGTTGAGGTGACTGGCTCAAAGGTCAGCCCACTCGACCTCGCGATGGGTCTGCGGCGTGGTAAATAAAGTCTACACCTATCATCTGCCGACCCCACCGAGCGTCAACGCATTGTGGCGCATCAGTGGTCGGCGAATGTATCGCTCCAAGAAATACACGGACTGGCTGGGTCAGGTTGCGCTGGCATTGGAATTGGAGCCACGGCCAGAGATTGACTACCCGTTCAATATCGAGATTGTGGTCGGTCGGCCTCGGCGCAAGGATGGCTCATTGTCATCGCGCAAGTCTGACATCGACAACAAGGTCAAGGGCGTCTTGGATGTCTTGCAACACTGCAAGGTCATCGAGGACGACTACCTCGCCAACCGCGTGACCGTGATGTGGTCAACCGAGATTGATGACTGTCGGGTCACGATTTCTGCGGCTGATGTGGCGATGTGATTTTTTTCAAATTAATTGCATTTTATTGTTGACGCACTTTGTGACACACCCTATAAAGAGAGGGTAACAAATTGAAACGAAGGGAATGTTAAAATGCTTAAATGGAAAAAAGATTTTGCTGGGAGCTACACTAGCACAGATGGTCGCATTACTATCGAAGGTAACGGTGGAAACGGATGGGACAGCTATCCAGTATGGCGAGTTTGGGAAAACGGTGAGTGTCACGATTGTTATAATACACTGCGCGAAGCAAAAGAAGCCTGTAATAACACAGTTGAATGGGAGACCGCGTAAGCGGTCTCGGAGGGAGGGTTATTAAATGAAAGCAAAATCCATAAAACATAATCTTTGGTCACACAACTACTTGAAACAATCAGAGTTTGCGGTTCAAAATTGTGCGGCCAATATCGAAATGAACGGCCCCAATCACGCTATGACAGATGTGCGTCAGGCAATTTATTGGGCAAAATTAGCCGTTGATGAAATGGAGAACACAATTAAATCTCTTGAGAAATTTAGCGATAAAAACGCGCAAAAAATAAAAATGGGAGAGTTAAAATGAGCGCGTTCAAAGCACACGGCATCAAGCATCTGAGTTATTCGATGGTTGATATGTTCCGCACCGACACAGCCGCTTGGCTGTTGCGGTATCCGATGCGGTTCCGGTCAGCCACCAATGCAAATATGGCACGGGGGCTGGCGGCAGAGGAGGGCATCGAGGCTTATCTTACTGACGAGTTCGGCATCACCATCGAGGAAGCAATCGACAAGGGCGTTAAGCGGTTCAACAAAGACACCGTGCTTGTCGTCGATAAAGGCGAGCGAGAAAAGGCCAGAGAGCAAATCCCTGATTATATCAAAAACGGGGTGGAAGCGATGCAACAATTTGGTCGGCCCGTCTCCACCCAGAACAAGCTCGAACTTGACATCGGCATCGACGTGCCAGTAATTGGTTACGACGATTTCGAGTTCGAGGTCGATGGCCGCAAGTTGTCAGTTGACTTAAAGACAACTGGGCGGATGCCATCAGACATCACCGACAACCACAAACGTCAGGGCGCACTATATCAAGCGATGCGACCTGAACACGACATCATCTTCTGCTATGTCACTCCGAAGAAGTGGGCGACATACGAACTGGATAAGACCGAGGCCAGAGAGTTGGTCGAGGACTTCAAAGTTGCGGCGAAGCGAATGGAGACGTTCTTGGGTCTATCAAATGACCCGATGGAACTTGCCAGCATCTTCGCCCCAAGCTATTCCAGCTTTTACTGGAATGACCCGTTAATGCGTAACGAAGCCAAGCGCGTTTTCGGGGTTTAATCGGTGGCTTCATTCAAACTGCAAAATGCAAGAAAGAGTATATTATGCCTTTAAGTTTTTCAAATTCTCCAAGTGGTAGCGGTGGCTACACACCATATGTTCGTTACATGGCTGGCACTGCCAGTTGGTCAACGGCTGACGGTGCTTTCCAATTCACCAAGGCGGCTTTCGACCTTGGCAACATCCAAACTGGCTGGTGCTATCTCGCACAGGGCCAAGCACCAGATTGGGTAATGGATGCAGACTTGGAGAACCCAGCACCGCGTCCAGAAGGTGACGACTGGAAGCGTGGTTTTAAGGTCAACATCATGTCAAAAGATATGTTTGGCGACGAGCCTTGCCGCGAGTGGGGAACATCATCAGTCGGTGCGACTATGGCCATTCAAAAGCTGTATGCCGATTGGGAAGAAATGAACCCAACCGACGGTCAAGTGGCTGTGGTCAGCTTCTCTGGTGCAGTGCCGACCAAAGTTGGCAAGGGCAACACAAATGTCCCGACGCTGACAATCGAGAAACTGATTGACCGTCCAGCCGAACTAGCTGAGATTGGTGGCACAGGCGGCACAGGCGTCTCCTTGCCTGACGCGCCAGTAGCTCCTGCTCCCTCATCGGATGATGAGTTCTAAGCAGTAGCAAGAAGGGCCGGTGCGGTTTCCCTCCCTCGTACCGCATCGGCCTGACTTCTTACGGGGGAACAAACGTGGGAGTTTGTAAATGGATATTATAGAAAATTATTTTGGTGACGGGTCGCAGTCCTCGATGGAGGCGCGTGTTTACCTTGAAGATTATATGGAGAGAGTGCGGGAGTTCTTCATTATTGAACTCGGCGGCACAGATAAAGCACTTGATGATTTGACATATCGCTTGGCACTTTCTCGCGCGAACTTTGCGCCTAAAGTCGCCAAACAGCGTCTGTACCAATATGAGCGCAACCGAGCAATTTTTGTCGAGTATGCAATCAACGGAAAGTCTCAAGCCTCTTTGTCACGCAAGTATAGACTTAGCCGCGAGCAGGTTCGCGTTGTTCTTTTTAAGACATTGAGTAGGCTGAAAAGAGCAATAGGGCGGGCTGGGCTGGCTAAGTTAATCACAAAAGACGACAAAACGATGCTTGCGCTGTTCCGCGTTGCCTTTTCTGAGAAAGAGGATTGGTCGGATTGGTTAAAGGTGCGCGAACCGCGTGACTTTATTTATGTTTGAGGGAGCATTGTAATGGATTTAATAAGCACAGCACTTGAGATAGCCGAGGAATATCCGGTCTTTCCGTGCGATGTAAAAAAGCGGCCAGTCTGCCAAGGCGGGTTCAAGGCGGCTACACAAGACCCGGACGAAATTGAACGGCTAT